ATCGAACACAGCCAAGCTATGGGTACAGTGTGGTGCTACTTTGAGTCTGCCCTGCGCTACTAGTGTTTGTACATAGGCAATGCCTGGTAGTACGTCCTTTTTTGCCTTGGTGCTGGCAATGTCATAGATGTATGCCAAGTCCGATGCAAACTGTGCGGCTGCGGAGTCAATAAACACGGTTTCAACGCCGTGGCGACCAATCAGTTCCGAAAACTTTTCCGCATGCTGTGCAGTGGTAGCTTCGTTTTCCAAGTACTCATCCACAATCCAAAACCAGTCAGTGGTTTGATCGTAGACGATCACGCAAAACGCTGTGTAGTCACGATAACCAGGGTCGCAGCCAGCAATGGCTTCGCCACGCAAGTCGGGTGGTGGTTCCATGACATCCGATTCCGCAAGAGTATAAATCTGACCCTCAAACACTGTGAATGAAGCCAGGTACTCCTGCTCAAACTCAGCACGCGACATTGATTTGCGTGCTTCAGCCACATCGGATTCGGCCATGCGAGTGTTCTCGGAATAATCCGACTGTAAGCTAACCCACTCCGGAAAGTTTGGGTCAAACCCACGATTCCAAAATTGACTAAACCAGTTGTTGCGACCGCGAGGTGTTGAAATAAAAATAGCCTTGGAGTTGGGCTTGTCCAAAGTCGGACGTAGCGCAACGTTAAATGCAGCCTCACCATCCGAGCCCAGTGCAGCCTCGTCAAAAATAATTAAGTCATAGCTACGGCCAACACACGAGTCAACTGTGCTCAGCGAACCCATGCGAATGGTGCTGCCATTCGACAATTCAATGATCTTGTCCTTTAAGTTGTCGCGTGCAACCTCGAGATCAAAGTGCTTGATCAGCTTGCGTTGCAGTTCAAACGAAATGCCACTCAAGTTATAGTTCGGCGACATGATAAGTACATTGCAGCCGGGTACAAGCGATACCAGTTGCCCAACCACATTGGCGATATAAGTTTTGCCTAATCTGCGGGCAAGTGCGGCACAAACAAATCGGTACTTGGGATCGTTGACTGCGTTGATTAGTGCGATTTGGGGTCTGTTGATGGTTTCGTAAATGCCCAAGAGCTTTAGGTAGTTGGTGATCGGCAGCTTGATAAAACGTTCGCCAGCATCAAATTCCACTATATGATCGCATTCAACGTCGGGTCGTGAAACTGTTAGCATTAAACGCCATCTCCACTAATAAGTTTTGAAATAAGGTGCGAGTACTTGCTCCCGTCAAGACCTTCATTGATCTGCACATTTACCTGCTTGCTGGGCGCACTACCAGCTCGCAGCTTTTCTAGCTGAATCTCGCGATCCAAGAGATCCATTGACATTTTGTGTGAGAGTGCTAACAGCTCCGAAATATCTTTGGTTGACCCAGTTCCGGCTTCGTGTAGCTCTTGAAACTTTTGTTTGAGCAGTGCATCCATGGCAGCACGCATTTGGAACTTGTTGTTGAATCCGGTGTCCATGAACACCGCGTCAATATAGCCACGAACCTCGCGGCGGGCCAAGATTTCGGTGACCAAGTCAGGAGCCAGGTCGAGTTCAAGGGCGACCTTTTTGGCATCTTGTGTTTGCAAGTAGCAATTGGCTACTTCCAGTGCTTCGGGTGCAATCTTTAATGTTTCTGCAGGTAGGTTTTGTTGCATGGGTTATTCCTCTTTGGGTCGATTATATCATGGGTGGGGGTTTGGGGTCAAGTGTGATAATTTGGTGGGGTTTGTGCGGCTTGTGGATGGTTTTGGCACCCAAATGTTTTGTCGAGTTTTTTGTGTGATTTACGTGTGGGTGGGCCTATAGGCAAATCTGAAAACAAAGGTCTAAAAACCGCCCCTGGTCTGTGAACGAAAGTATACATAGGGTAAACACCTAGTAAATAATTTAAAAACTTGTTGACCGATTGCAAATGCGTGATATAATACATACATGACAACGAAAGACACTATGACTCTCACACCTCGCACTGTTGAACTGGCTTTGTTTATGCTTGAGCGTGACTTGGAATGTTACGAATCTAATCTTCGCCGTAAACTGTACCCTGATGCAGATCAGCTCGCATACGTTGAGAAACTTGTTGCAGATTTGCAACAAGCCGTTGAAGAATTGAAAAAAGCTTGATATAATACATACATGACAACGAAAGACACTATGACTAGAAAAGAATTTTTTGATGCACTTGGTTTTGCGGCTTGCATTGCCTTGCCTTTTGTGTTATACTTTGCTTTTGTGATGAAACCATGATGACTGATAAAGAATTTTATTTTACAATGTTTGCAATCAAGGCTTGCGTTATAGCCTTTGCTGTGATATGCTATAACATTGTTTCCCTTAACCCCTGATTAACTTGGAGAAAATTAGATGACTGCTAAGACTGTGAACTATACTGCGGAACAAACCGCAAAGATGGTAGCCGATTATGAGGCTGGCGTAACTGTAGAACAAATGGCTACAGAATTGGGTAAAACCGTTCGTTCCATTGTTGCGAAACTGTCGCGTGAAAAGGTATATAAGGCTAAGACTTATGTATCCAAGACTGGTGAGGCTGTAATCAAAAAGGATACAGTTGCCGATTATATCGGTGAGGCTCTTGGATTGGCTGAGGCCGATACAGAATCGCTAACCAAAGCTAACAAAAATGCTTTGAAGGCAATCGCTGACTTTATCAAGGCTGAAAAGACCTGATAGATTGTAGGGGCTTTATGCCCCTGCAGTTTTTCATGCTATAATGTAGGCTTAGGAGAAAAGACAATGATTCGATCTGATATGATGCGTTTGTTTCAACTTATGTTACAAGATGAATTCAAACTAAAATCACGCATTAACTTTGCAAAAACAAAGGTAATTCGTTTTGATGGTGATTCATGCATGGGAATGTATGAGGGTGAAACAAATGGTAAAAATAAATGGTTGCATAAAATCCGCATTGCCACTTCTGAGGTGAAAACACCCGAAGACCTATTCTCTACACTAGCGCATGAATACGTCCATGCTTGGCAAATGGAGCAAAACAAGGACTTAGACCACGATACAAAATCAGGGTTTACAAAATGGCGAAATTATTTCAGGGCTTATTATGGCGTTGATATTGTTTCCTTTAATGCAGGGGTTTAAAATGTTAAAAATCAAAAAGGTTATTCGTGCAACTACTGATGATTTTGGTCAAGCTGGGCGGGTTGAATATCATATTGTGCGCGAAGACGGTTCACTGCTAGACGTTGAATTAGATTATGGCACTGCATGGGTGAGAATGTTGGTTTATGAGAATTTGGAGAAATGAATACTTTTGTTTCCAATCGCAAATGAATACTTTTGTTTGCGACTTGGGGGCGCCAATTATATCACATATAATTGGGCCGTGTCAAGGATTTTTTACTAGGTGTTTTCCCCTATGTTGTATTTTTACAAATTTGCAAATTTTTTGTTGCATGGGCGTTTTTTCATGTATAATTGCATCATACACTGAAAAGGATTTCAAAATGGCTAAGATTACAAAAGTTTCGATTTATGACATGGATGGTACTATCGTTTGCAGTTTGCACAGATACCGCACAATCGTTGACGATAATGGCGAACGCATTGATTTGGATTATTGGAGAGAAAACGAATATCGTGCAATGGATGATTCACTTCTACCATTAGCCGAACAATATCGTAAAGATTTAAAAGATGAAAATACTTTTGTTATTATTGCAACTGCCCGTGTTTTGCGTGAAGCTGATAATACATTTATTCGTGATATTCTCGGTGAGCCTGATTATATTATCTCACGCATGGATGGAGATACTACATCAGGCGGTAAATTGAAAATCGCAGGATTAACTAAATTCTTTAATCTCAAACCTTTTCAAAATGCAGAATTTACATTTTATGAAGATAATACCACTTATTTAAAAGCGGTTTGTGATAGATTTAATATTCGCGGCGTTTATGTTCCTAGTAAACAAGGCCACTAAAATATAATCCCTTCGGGGATTATATAATCAAATTCTGGAGAATATCAAAATGAATCCCAAACACGTTTTAGATTTTGTTGATTTTAAAATTGACGATTTACAGAAAAAATATGCTGACAGTTTGTCTAAATATAATAAATTAATGGCTGAATATAAGGCCATGCCATTCTATAAACGATGGTTTGCTAATAATCCAAAATATGGTTATTGGTCGTGGCAAGTGGGTGAATATTATATTGAACAATTAAACGATATTAAACGCGAAGCCTTATATAAAAATAAAATGGATTATATGCGAATGGATATTAATTCAGATTGGCATAAAGCATTTTATAAATGGGCGGATACTAATAAAATCCCTTATTAATACTTTTGTTTGCAAACCAAAATGAATACTTTGGTTTGCAGGTTTGCGCCAAAATTATAACATATAATTTTGGCCCGTGTCAAGCTTTTTCGTATAACTTATTTTTCGTGTGTGTTTAAAAAACAACACTGTTTTTGGGATTTTTCTGTTATAATTTCAGCATGGACAAAAAAAGACTCTTAACCCTGATACAGCGTGAAACTGTAATGATTTGGGATTCACTTTGCGAAATTTATACACCTTTGGTTCACTACAATGAACCAAAATTAGAACTTAACCCTTACACTTGGCGCACTGCGGGTTGCTGTTTTCAGGAAGAAAACCGCATACAATTGGGCTACAAATTTTTCAAAGCGAAAACAGAATACTTCAATTATATGATTGATGTAATACTTCCGCATGAGATTATTCATCAAGCCGATTATAATCTTTTCGGAATATCCGAAAAAAATTGTGGTCATGGCGAAAATTGGCAAAAAATTATGGTACAATATGGGCTTAGGGCTGATCCCTTTCACACAATGGAGATTTCTAGAAAATGATTACTTTTGTTTCTTGGTTCGGTACTTTTGTAAGTATTCTTGGCTCATTTGCAGTTGCAAGCGCAATGTTTAAAATTGGCTATGTTTTGTTTACTTTTGGTTCTTTTGCATGGTTAGCCGTGGCATTTGTAAAACGTGACAAGGCTTTGGGCGTTTTGAATGGTACTTTTTTCTGTGCTAACTTGTTGGGAATTTACAACAACTTTTTTTAAAAATTTGTTGTCAAACCCCGAAAACCTGATATAATATAACCTTCAACAACTGAAAAGCACATAATGGCTAAAAAACAATTCTTCGCTATCTTGGACACTGAAACCACAATTGAAAATACTGTGGCGGATTTTGCCATTATTATCGTTGACCGACAAGGCAAAATTCATAATCAATGCGCTGTTTTGATTAATGGGCATTATAATAATTTTGAATTGTTTCACGATAAAAAAGCGAATGATATTTGGGGTTATGCGGGTTTGGAAAAACGCAAAGCCAATTATGTAAAAATGCTTGATTCAGGCACTCGTATGCTTGCCTCTGTTAATGCTGTTAATAAATGGATTAATCAAGCCATTGGTAAATATGACCCGATTTTGACTGCATATAATCTGGCGTTTGATTTGGATAAATGCCAAAATACTAATATTGATTTGTCTGGCTTTACTAATAAGTTTTGCCTCTGGCAAGCCGCTATTGGTAATATCTGCAATAAAAAACAATATCGTGATTTTGTTTTGCAAAATCACCTTTTTAATAAACCTACAGTTAATGGCAATATGACATTTTCAACAACTGCTGAAACAGTTTGCGGGTTTATTAATGGTGAATTTAAAATCGAGCCTCATACTGCCCTTGAGGATGCCCGTGATTTTGAATTGCCGATTTTGCAAGCGGTTATTAATAAACGTGACTGGCGCGAGAAAATGACCCCTTATAATTGGAAACAATTTCAGGTTAAAGATCATTTTAAAGCGGCTTAATAATGGGGGGCGATTATGAAAGGATTATATATAATCGCCCTCTGTTTGCATTTGCTAGAAGATAAACGGCTTGATACTAAAATAGATATTAAGCCATTTATTATACAAACTCAAACGGAGATTATATAATGGAAACTATTGGTTGGATTGGTTCGATTTTATTGGCATTTTGTGGATTACCTCAGGCAATAGAATCTTATAAAACAAAAAACTCAGATGGGTTAACTTGGGGCTTTTTGATTATGTGGGGCGTGGGCGAATTATTTACAATTGTTTATATTATACCAAAATGGCATTGGCCACTGATATTTAATTATACTGCTAATATAATATTTATTTCGATTATTGTATATTATAAATTAAAACCCAAAAGATAAAAAAGCCCCATTAGGGGCTTTTTTGCGTTTCAGAAACAAAAGTATTCATGGCCAAAAATGAATACTTTTGTTTCTGGGCGCGCCAATTATACTAGTATAATTGTGCCCGTGTCAAGTTTTTTCAATAACTTATTTTTTGTGTGTGATTAAAATACAACACAATTTTATGGTATAATATAGGCTTAGCAGGCAGGGAAACAGCAAAGACCCCACAAAAAATAAGTCTTTACAAGTTGCCAAAACCTGCTATAATAGAGGCTTCAACATACAACACACTGAAAGGTTAAAAATGAAAACTATTAACTACACTCCTGAGCAAACTGCTCAGATGGTTTTGGATTACTCCAATGGTACTACAGTTGAGGCAATTGCTGAAACTTTGGGTAAAACTGTTCGTTCAGTTGTCGCGAAATTGTCACGCGAAGGCGTTTACAAAGCGAAAACTTATGTTTCAAAAACTGGCGCTCCAGTAGTCAAAAAAGACGCTCACGCCGATGCAATCGGCGCAATTTTGAAAATGTCAGAAAATGAAATCGAAAGTTTGACAAAAGCCAATAAAACCGCATTGGAAAAGATTTTCAGCGCGTTGGCAAATTCTAAGCCAATGTGATATAATAGGGCGAAAGCCCTATTATCTGATATTTTTTCGTGGTTTACTCCACCAGACCGATATAATACGATTATGTCGAAGTAAGATTAAATATCAGTTAATAGGATTTTTAAAGGAAACTAAAATGCTTTTTAAATGGATAAAAGATTTTTTTAACCAACCAGATCAAATGGACTTAATAGAAGAAAGATTCTATAAAAAACTTGAAGATATGAAACAACACCCAGAAAAATATTCTCATATTCTAAATAGAGAATCCTCTGAATCAAAGATTCCCACGGTATCGCTCTTTTAAAGGAAACTAAAATGCTTTTCAATTTGCCATCATTTGCTGATAAACCCGTGGTATTAACTTTCCTACAATTGGGCATTAATCCCGCTGATTATAATGGCTGGACATTTGACAAAATCCGTCCGGCCTATATTAATCGAGCCGCTGATTATATGCTTGATATTACTGGAGATTACGATTATGAGTTATTCCAGCATTATGAATGGGAAATTGATTATCTGGCGCATTTAGTTAAAATACCCAGATCGGCATTTATTCCTGATTAATTTTAAAACCCCGAGATAATCGGGGTTTTATTTTGCCCAAAATTTTTGTAATACTTTTGTTTCCAGAAAAAACGGGAAACAAAAGTATTACTTTTGGCGGCGCCAAAATTATACCACAATTTTGGCGCGCGTGTCAAGAATTATTTTCTAGGTGTTTTCCCCTATGTTGTTTTCTTGCAACCTGGCACGATTCTTGCGCCACGCCGTAATTAATAATTAAGTTGAACTGTTGGGTGCAATTTGTGACTGCTGGGTCACTTTGTGACTGCTGGGTCACTTTTTAACCTGCATAGTCAGCACGCACAAGCGTGCTGCGCCAGTGGACGATCAAGTGGAAATTCTTTCAAGTGCCGCGCGCCAGTGGCCAATCAAGTGCAAATTCTATAAGGTGGTTTGCGCCAAAATTATACAGTGCAAAAGCTATGCGTGTCAAGTAAAAAATTTTTGATTTGAAAGATTTTTTTGAAAAATGTTATAATACATTATAGTTTGAAAGGAATGGCACATGACAGACAGCGAATTTTTCACACAAATTCAGGACGATTGGTTCCATGAGTTTGCCGGTGCGGAACGTCACGAAATTTTTGTATGTACCCACACACACGAAGAAAATTTTGAATTTGACGATGTTCCCTTTTAACAGTATAATAATATCTTAAACAGCGCAGAAACCAACTAAAGGACATATGATGACTACAGAAGTTAAACAAAACTACACCCCTGCCCAAACTGCAGAAATGGTTGCCAGCTACCAAGCAGGTACCTCCGTTGAAACCCTTGCGGCCAACCTCGGCAAGACCACTCGCAGCGTAGTGGCCAAACTTTCACGCGAAGGCGTGTACGTGGCCAAATCGAAAACCACAGGCGTGGCACGAGTGAAAAAATCAGACCTGGTCGACCAACTTGCCCACAAGTGCGGTGTGGCTCCAGAAGTGTTTGAATCGCTTGAAAAAGCCAACCACGATGTTCTGGAAGCATTGGTTGCACGCTTGGGCTGACGGCCACAGTTGAGGGTCAAGAAATATTGGCTTGATCTTCGCCGTTAATTCAAGTATAATATATACTTAGACAGTCGGGAAGGGCTTAATGAATACCAAACGATCTTATCAGTTTGGTGTCCGTTCCGTCTCAGCAGCCCACCTCACTACTCAGCAATTAGATTGCAACTATCTGTGTGGCTAGCCTGTAGGCAACGACTGTTTAATTTTTTACTTGAAGTTATATGCTGAACAGTGTATAATAGATATATTGGGTGACAGCGGTTTAACAATACCATTTGATTTGTTAAATACGTCTTAATTGTGGGAAATACCGAGCCACAGCCCCAAACAGTTGCGGTGTTATGAGACCACATTCTTGTGGATAGCAACTTAATGACCGAGGAATGCTCTAGCGGTCGCCAACTTAACCCTCTGATGAGCATATGCAAGTTATGCGAAACTCCCAGACCAGCCGCAGTTTGCAGCGATCTTCCCAAATCGCTCGCTGATGCACCTGGGGGTCAGGACGAAAACCGTAGGGCCTCGTGTCCAATACGCAATGAGTAGTACTAGGGACGCTGTTCCCTATATCCCCAGCCGCCTTATCCTGTACCGGCGTAAATGGTCTTGCTGAGGTTGATGACCCTGACAATCCGAGCAATAACAACCCGTAAGGTGGTTCGACCCTAAGTCGTTAAAAGCGGCACAGGCGTTGGAAGCGTAGTGCCACAGCGGTTGATGACCCCAACAATCCGCTAAGGTATGTAGCGTAAAACATCCAGGGCTGTGGAGCCGAACCCATACCACGCTAGCAAATGCGTTAATCTATTTGAAGTCTCACCCATGTATAAGCGTACTCTGGAATTAACCAAAACACCAGGCACGACCGCTACAACTTAGGGTCAGGGCAGTAAGAGTCCGGATTGGTTATCCGGCAGTAAGGTCCCCTGATTGAGCAACCAAAAACTTGTTAGTACCTGGACGCAGGCATAGTTCATGAGCCCCCAAGATTCGCTATCTTGGGGGCTTTTGTTTTGTCCAAAATTTATGCAGCCGTTCTGCGCCAAATTATACCAGTGGATAACCTCCCTTGTCAAGTGTATTTTCCGAGACTTCTGACCCTAAATTGCATCAAGTGCAGTAAATTTGAGTCGATTGCAGCACACGCAAAAAAGCCCACATTAACCTGAGTTAAGTGGGCTGGGGCGCGATTATTGCGATTTAGGGTCAGATAACTTTTGTTGAATCAATTTAAGTACTACTTTGTTGACTTTTTCCAGCGATTCCAGCAATTCTAGGTCGCAATCGAGTAGTTGGGCAATTCGTTCGATGTGCTCCGATTTTTTAACTGGAATTTCACCACGCTTGTTAACATACGACTTTTTTTGGTAGACTCCCAGGCTGCTGAGCTTGGCAATTATGCTACGCTCCGGCACGTCCAGCTGGAGCGCTATGGTTGCAACTGGCACCTGGGCTTGGTAGTCCTGTACCATACGGTCACAAATTTCTTTGGTATAACGCATTTGCAGCTCCTTATACTAACCAGGGCAAGTCTGGAGTAGTAGATTGTGCAACTCCAATATTAGATACAGCAGCTGGCTTAAAAATATCTTGTGTAATTAGTGGCGTAGGCATAATATCCCAATTTTTAGGGTCTAGTACCATATAAGGAGTTCGATTACTGGGATGTGCACACCAGATTTGTGTAT